CATTCTGCAATACGTAAACTTCATTAACGACAAGCCCATTGGCAGAATTAAGTATGCACTAAATTAATTCCGCCAACAGGTACTTGGTTATCAGTCTGGCTACACAGTTAAAGAGCGAACGGGAGGAAAAACAGCGTCTTGAACACCAGAACGCATTACAAGAAGAACAGCTACGCCAAGCAGCCCCGAAAGTAGAATACTGCAACAAGGTCCTTTCCTCCAAAGGCTATCTTACCGTTAACATGATAGCTTCCTGCATCGGTATATCTGACATCAAGCTAAACAAACTCCTTTGCCAATGGGGAATACAATATAAGGAAAGCGGAGTGTACTATCTCTATTCCAAATACCGGGATAAAGGATATACTGTGCATCGGCCGCACGCATATACCGACAGCCTAGGTAATATCAAGACCAGACAACATATGTACTGGACGGAGGCAGGGAAAAGGTTCATACTTGAACTATACAATTCTAAGGTAGCAGCCTAAATATAACATTATCAGTAACTTGTTTATCCGGGTAACACTCGGATAGCCCAACTATACCCAAAATTATGATAGAGATAACAATAGTATTTGTTTGCCTGTACCTAAGCTACAGGCTTACGAGGAAGCCCGAAGATAGCTTCTTCTATAAGAACTAATATTATTTTGCCACATATATAAAGAAGCGTAAATGCTGTATGGAGGTTTACCAACGTTCACATTTATGATACCCTACCGTCAATCTGGGCGGTAGGGTGGAGTATTTACGCCCGTTAACGTTGTGATTCGCAACATAATTTAAAAGACTATGAAAACAATAGATAAACTTGAAATTATACTTCAAAAAATGGAAGAACAAAATAATAGACTTGAACGGATATACGGCAAACATCTCAAACTGATTGTATGCACTGGGAAAAGAAGTGAGAAGGTGAAATTTAAACATAAAGATTGAAACGCTATGTTTGTAATTTATTTAGACAATATTCTAAATTACAAATAAATATGTCGTAATATTTTGAATTGTGTTTTAGTTTATATTACTTTGCTGAAAATAACCAAATTATTATAACTATATGAAAAAAGTATTATTCTTAATGATTGTTTCATTATTCAGTCTGAATCTTAGTGCTCAAGTAATGAGAGCAGAAGAATTGGAAAAATATGCGAAGGAAAACTATGGTGATAAGTGGGTGGAAGCGGCCGAAAATTTAGGCTCTTCATTGGTATTAGATAAGAATCAGAGTTTGACCTATGAGCAAATAATTGATTGTGGGGAACAGACTAAAGAGCAGCTATATATTACTTTAAACCATTGGTTTGCGGAATCTTTTAACGATGCGAACTCAGTAATTAAATTGAATGATAAGGATGCGGGAGTAATTATTGCTAAAGGATTTGTGGGAGGAATCGCTCAACATATTGGAGGAATGACAGCTTATAATGTTAACATCCACCCTGTTATAAAAGTTGATATTAAAGATAAAAAAATTCGTGTTACATATACGCTTCAATATTATGAGGTTGAGCAGAACATCGGAGGTGGATGGATGGGAGCTTTTTCTGCTGGTACAACAGGACAGCCTGCGGACACGACAAAGAAAATAGAAAAATGGGGTATAGAAACATGTTATCCTTTCAGTCCCAAGGATCAGCATAAGGCAAAGAAAACATCATCTAAAGCATTGATTATGGCTCATGCATATTCCAATGTTATTATGGATAAAATAGAAGAAGCAGTGAAGAATGGTCTTGTAGGCAATGAAAATGATGATTGGTAATTTAAATAAATTATTTTTCACGGGGAGAAGTTTTTGCTTCTCCCTTTTTTATTCCCTTATCTTCATAATATCAATAAAATCACTATCTTTGCTCTTAGAAGGTGCATGAAGTCATGCATCACCCAAAACTTACGAAAAGACCATGGCAGGAGCAGAATTTAAAATTACTGATGCGATTGATCCTAACATCGTTAAGAAGTTAAATGAGATAAGGATTAATATTCAAACCACATCTTCCGAATATGCGAATTTCACAAAACAATTAAGTGAAGGCATAAATTTTAAGCCGGGTAATCTAAAAGAATACCAGTCTAAGGTTGACAGTTATAATGCTACAATAACCAAATTATATGCTTCTCAAAATAGATTGTCTGAATTACAGACTAGTCAATTAAAGTTATTGACTGATATTTCCCGTAAGATAGAGCTTCTTACCAAACCATTGAATACATTGGCAGATAAGATAACGGAAGTGAAAATAAATCTGAGAGGCGCTTCCGAAGACTTGAAAAACGTGTCACAGGATGCGGAAACTGCTTCTGTTTCATTCCAAGAGGCATCCAAGAAAATATCCATGACTGCTGCTGATTTTGATTCAATCCGTCAGACGGTAAAGGCTTTTGATGCACAAGCCGCCGAATTGAACAGTAGATTAAGTGATAACAAAGAAACAATTTCAGCCTTAAGAACATCTCTGAGGGAATTATCGAAGGAGTATAAGACAGGTTCTATCAGCGAAGAGGAGTACAAGTCCAAAAGAGATGCTACGGTGTCCCAGTTACGCACGCTGACAGAGCAGAATAAACAGTATTCGGCGATATTGAGAAATCATACACAGGTAGCGATTGCCACAACAGGAAGCTATAACGAGATGAAGGCTTCAATGCTTCAACTGGAAAAAGAATATTATAACCTTTCACAAGCTGCACGTGAGGGGGCAAAAGGTATGGATATCTTGAACAGTATCGGTAAGCTGAATCAGCAACTAAAGGATATAGATGCACAGATGGGCAATTACCAACGTAATGTGGGTAATTATGCTTCGGGTTGGAATGGGCTTAATGTTTCCATACAACAGATTGCAAGAGAACTTCCAGCTTTGTCTGTTAGTGCCAATACTTTCTTTCTTGCCATATCTAATAACCTTCCTATGTTTGTTGATGAGTTAAAGAAAGCGAGAATTGAATATGAGTTGGCTAAAAAATCAAATCAAACAGCTATACCCGTATTTAAGCAGGTATTGAGTTCCCTTCTTAGTTGGCAGACAGCTTTAGTTGTTGGGATAACTCTTTTATCGAGTTATGGAGGTGAGATAACCAAATGGGTAGGTAGCCTGTTTGATGCAAGAAAAGAAATTGATTATCTAAAACAGTTTCAGGAGGATTTGAATAAAGCTCAAAAAGAAGGTGTAAAAAATTCCCAAGATGAAGCTGTTAAATTGGATATATTATATAGGGCGGCTGTCAATTTGAATAAACCTATGGGAGAACGGAAAAAAGCCGTTGAGGAACTGAAAAAGCAATATCCTTCATATTTTAAAAACATAAGTGATGAAAATATTCTTGCAGGTAAAGCGGCTGATAGTTATCAAAGGTTATCTAATGCCATATTAGCTTCGGCTAAAGCTAGAGCTGTGCAAGATCGTCTTGTGGAACAGGCTAAGCAAAAATTAGAATTGGAAGATCAATTGGCAGAAAAAGAAGAAAAACGTACGAAACTTGAATCTGCTAGAGACCAGATGAAAGCACAATATGAATCCAGTCAAGGGGCAGCTATGGATACAGCTAGAGATATGTATGGGAAATTAAACGAGCAGGTTGAAGATTTGGATGAAGAAATAGGTTCTATATTAAATCAGATATATCGGATAGATAAAGCTAGTAAAGATATAGCAAATTCTATTGATATTGAAGATGTTACATTTGATCCTCATTCTGTTGATAAAGCCGCAAATGATCTAGCACAATATATAGAGAATCTTAGGAATAAAATGGCTGACTTGTCCGTTTCTCTTATAGAGGATGAGCACCAGCGTAATCTTGCTGCCATAGAGAAAGAATATAAAGACCAGATAGCAGTTATAAAGGGATATTCTGAGGAAGAGAACAAACTCCGGGAAATGTTGGTTCAAGAGAGAAAGCAGAAGGTAGCGAAAGAGAATGAGGAATATGCTAAGAAGTTGGCAGAGGCCGAAGAAAAAAGGATCGAGGAAAAGAAAAAGTATACCGATGAGATGCTAAGACTGGAAGAAGAACAATCATCTCTCCGTATAGCAGCTACAAGTACTGGATATAAGGAGCTTGAAAACATTATAACACAAAATTATTCAAAAGGGCTGATGTCGCGAAAAGAATATGATGAAGCCATGCGTGAATTGGAGAAGCAAGCCGCAAACGAGCAATTGCAGATACAGATAGATGCTACTGAAAAAATGATCGAGATAGCGGAAGCATCGGGCGTGGTAAGCAAGCAACAGATTGAAATGCTGAGAGAATCCATAAAGGCAATGGAAGCAGAGATAGGTTCCATAAATGCGGATGATCAGGTGAAAAAAGCGGAAGAGCAACAGGATATTACACGAAGGAATTTTGAAGCGTTGAAAGGTTATTCTTCTGCATTGAAAGATCTTGCATCGGATATCGATAGTCCGTTTGCCGGTATATTTGACGGGATGGATAAGGGATTCAGTATTATGTCTGATAAGATATCGGGTGTTTGGAAAGAACTTACAGACGGTGAGAAGATGGAAAGAACCACCGAGATGTGGGCTTCTATGGTTAGTGGAATTGGTGAAATGATATCATCCATTTATGATCGCCAGATTGAGGCTGTTGAGGCTGAACAGGAAGCGAATGAGAAAGCTGGTGAAGAGGAAATTTCCCGTATAGAGGCTTTAGAAGAAAAAGGGGCTATAACAACAGAAGAAGCCGAAGCGCGTAAACGTGCGGCGGAAGATAAAACGGCACAAAAGAATGCCGAATTGGAGAAGAAAAAAGCTGCATTAAGAACAAAACAAGCAAAGTTTGAGAAAGCTACCAGTATAGCTGAAGCGGCTATACAGATAGCAGGTGGTATTTTGCAGACGATAAAACAATTGGGTTTCCCTGCTGCAATACCTATGATAGCTGCTCTAGGTGCTATGGGGGCGATACAGCTTGCTACTATTATAGCGACTCCTATTCCGAAATACGCCAAGGGTACTGATTCGCATAAAGGCGGATTGGCTGTAGTGGGTGATGGTGGCGTTTCCGAAACGATCGTTACAGATAAAGGGGCGTATATTACTCCGTCTGTCCCTACTTTGGTTGACATCCCTAAAGGTGCGAAGGTTATACCTTATGCTGTGGATATGGATAGGATAAAGGCTCATGCAAATGATTTTGATGGTCTTATGGCATATAGAAGCGAAAACAATCTTCCTCCTGTATCAATAGTTAATGATTATAGCGAACTGGAGAAAAAGATAGGGCATCTGGAGAAATCACAGCAGATAGGATTTGCAAAATTAGCCAAGGCGATAAGAGAAAACAATTATCAGCAATTTTCAAAAAGTATATGATTATAAGGTATACAAGTGACATATATGAACTTCCCTTGTCCGTTTTTATAGAGATCTATACCAATGATAGCAATACTATCGAATTTGACAGTGAGGACAAAGGGGCCGCATCGGCAAAAATTATCAATGACTATATAGAAATTGTTGGGAGCAAACAGTTATCCTCTGAGATATTGAATTGTAATGAACGTATGAATCTCGCAATGACCGTGGAGTGCATGAAGGCATGTGAGAATATGATGAAGTTGAAAATGTATGATGAGGTGCGTGATATTCTGATGAAGATAGGTTATTCGTGCAAGAAAGGTGATGTAATGGTCATGAATGCTAGAATATCCGCGTTAAAATCCCGTGCACAATATGATTTGGACAAGATAAGTAAGGAAAAGAATGAGGAACCGAAGGAGAAGCCTACAAAACGAGGATTTATAAATGAAGTTGTCGCTATTGGGAAGTATAATAAGATGTATATCAATCCGAAAGAATGGACCGCCGGATCTTATGCCTGTCTTGTAAGGCAGACATGCGATGAAATCGATGAATTGAATCGTAAAAAGAAATAATTATGTATTATCGATGTGAGTTACTTATAAATGGTCTGAAGTACAGGGTTACTGATGATCTTGAGAATTGGGACGAGGTGAAGGCTAGTTTCAAGAGAAATGACTATGACGGTGTTATCCGTACATTTTCCAACAAATTTTCTTTTGCCGGGGATGCTAGAAAATTGCTGTTAAAACAATATGATGAAGATTATTTGAATGCTTCTGCCTCAATAATAATAAGTACAAGAAATAACAGTTGGTTGTATAATGAACGGTTTAGTTGCGCTCTCAATTTCTCTACATTGCAGGATAATGGTCGTATCTTACAGATAAATGCCGTGGATGATAGCGTGGCGTCCATGATAAAGTCAAAAAAAGGAACTCAATATGAATATTCGGTCGAAGAGGTGAAAAGCCCCATTCCTCTTGTTTATGACGGACTTGAACTTTCTGAATCAGCAAAATGGATTCCTACAGGTGATACATTGGAAGACGATGACACTCTTATTAATGTTTATTTCAGCAAGAAAATGTCACCAATGCCAATATATATAACTGCCAGTGATTCCTTAATAAAGGGGTCTCTTGAATTTAATGATCAAACAGTAGGTGGTGATGATGTATATTCGATAAAGGCTCTGAAATCAATTAGGATAAATATAGAGTTTAATATTGATATGTTTGTGTTTAGGAAATATCAGTCTGGTGCTTTGGGATATGATGTAAGAGGTGTGAGGCTCCAGATTATGAAGATAAGTAATGATATTGATAGTAATGGGGAAGCGGTGACTACGGAAACGGTGATAGGAAGTTTTGAACTTACGACAGAATCAGAAACGCCAGTGGAAAAGAAGGTTTCGGAATCGTACAATATAAGTCTTTTGCATAATGATAAAATAATAGTGAGAGCTATGTATGTCAATGAGAAAGAAGAGATTGTACCTGTATTGCCGGATTTGCCATACAAAGTCTCAACATCAAGTTATTTTAAAGCATCATGGAAAAATCGAATAAACCCTGTTGAGATGGATGTTATAAAGCCCGATACATTGCTGAACAGACTGCTTAAAAGTATTAATGGAGAGAAAGATGGTTTGACTGGAGTGATTGAGGGGACAGGAGATAGAAGGCTTGATAATTGTATGCTCTTGGCGGCTGAATCAGCTCGTAAGATTCCGGGAGCCAAAATATATACATCCTTCACTAAATTTGCAAGTTGGATGAGTTATGTGTTCGGATACGCTTATGACATATCCGGCAATACGATAACTTTCCGGCACAGAGGCAAATACTTCTCGGATGATGTTGTCAAAAAAATAGATGATTTATCCGATTACGAGATGAAGGTTAATTCCGCATTGGTGTATTCGCGCATACGGATAGGCTTTGACAAACAGGATTACGACACGGCTAATGGTAAGGATGAGTTTCGTTTTACGAATGAATATACCACAGGCGTGACCATGACGGACAATAGCCTTGAAATGATATCTCCATACCGTGCGGACGCATACGGCATAGAGTTCCTTGCTGACAAGATAGGTGAAGATACTACAGACAACGAAAGTGACACTGATTTATTTATGGTAGGGGTGAAATCTGATTCGTCTGGACTTAAGTATATATTGAACAGGGATTATCTTATGGGTGGCGTTCTCAGCCCTGACACAATGTTCAATGCCATGTTTTCTCCTTCTTCTATGGTTTTGGCCAATGAAGCATATATCGGTTCATCTGTTGAGATGCTTACTTTTGCGTCTTCAGATGGTAATAGTGATGTGGGTATTGATGGAATGGGGGAAAGCAGGGATATAATTCTTTCAAAAAGGATGTTTACTGTGGCGGAAGTAGAATTTGAAACTTCGGATGTAGAGCTTCCGGAAGATCTTACAGGAATTGTTGAATTTGAACATCAAGGCAAGGTTATACAGGGATATTATCAGCAGGCTGATTACAATTTTACAAAATCACAAAGTTCAAAGGTAACTTTGATTGTGAAAAATTCTAATTCTTTATAAAGATTCAATTTTTAATTATTATATTTGCAATGAAAGCTTGTGAAGTCGCAAGCTGCTAGAAACTAACGAAAAGACCATGATATCAATCGGAGATGTTTGCCCGTTATTCTTCAAACCGCTGAAATATAAATATTCAAATGCAGGATGTTTCAGACAAGTATTTTCCTTGTCAGACAACATTTTGCTGCAAATTTTCTGCGATAACGGTGAAATACCTTTGGCTTCTTTGAATGATAAGATTGGCAATATCTCCTCGTCAATAGCACTGCTCACTTATGATGTTAATGAAAGCGTTAAGATGTATTATGCCTCATTATCTCCTTCGGAGGGGATATATACAGTAACTATAGGCGATAAGGAATGTGAGGAATTCTGTGTGTGTGAGAATATAGGTGATTCTATATTGATTGAATATTCCCATAAGGATAATAATTCTGCATTTGATAATATATTCTGGATTGATGATGTTCAGCAGATGTTTCAGTTCAGAATAATAGGAGGATTCAAACCGGATGGGGTGGATTTAAAAGTTGAGAACGAACAGTTCGTGAACCAGAAGCAGGAGATAATAGAAATGTATTCTCTTCCTTATAAGACATTTGATTTTGTATTTGGGACAAGTCGTGGTGTTCCGTATTATATAGCGGAGTTCATAAATAAGTTACTTTGCCTTTCTCACGTCAACATAGACGGTAATTTGTATGTACGGGAAGGGGATTCTGTCCCGGAAAAGCTTGATACAATAGGTAAAAAACAGATGTTTATATATAAAGTGACTTTACGCCCTAGAGAAAACGATATTGCCGGGATCGGAGGCAAAACTGAGATCGCAACTTCTTCTTCAGGTATAGCATTTTTGCTAACTAATCCTGAAGAGGACGATGTGTTAAAATACAAGAAGGCGCAAGCTGCTTTTGTTAATGAAAATTATGTGTAATCATGGCTAGAAATCATCCTATAAAGATATTGTGGTACGGTTCGGAAACGGATGCAGAAGGAAATCCGATTATACCGGAAATATCCCCATCATTTGAAAAGCGATTGGAAGGGTTGAATGAGGGTGAGATATACATACATAATGATGATAAGAATCCTTCTATTTACATAAGGACCAATAAAGACCGGGTTGTTGCCATATCGGGAAGTGCAAATATAGAGGAACTTTCCAAATACTTCCTTCGTAAAGATAAAGAAGATATCGCCAATGAGCTGATCACTTTTTTAAAAGGTCTTTTGATTGGTAAGAACGGTAGTGGAATCACTGTACTTGAGAACGGTATGTCACAGGCTGTTGTTGATTATCTGTATGTCAAGGTCAAAGCCGTTTTTGACGAGCTTGAAGTAAAGAAGAAGACGTATGTAGGTGGCGAGCAGGTGATTTCCCATGCAGGCATGAAATGCAACCGTGTGGATGAGTTGGATGATGTCTACCGTTGTTATTTCAAGGAAGAGGAAGACGGAATTGAGATAGAGAACCAGTTTACTCCGGGATCTCTCGCCATCGCACAGGAGTGCAATATCAAGACAGGCATTTCGCATCATGTCGGCAACCGCTATTACTGGCGGTTGGTCACAGCAGTAGGTGAGAATTATATAGACCTGTCCAAGACCGTGTGTGATCCTAATGTCGAGAACGATGTTCCGGTGGCAGGTGATGATATCGTGGGATTGGGCCATAAGACTGATATCACCAGACAGGCGGCGATAATTCTCTCTTCGGTGAACGAAGTTTCTCCGTCCATCATCATGTATCAGGGTATTAATGATTTTACCTTGACCGGGAAAGACGTTATTTCTTTTGATTTTGACAAATCTACCGGCAAGGCCCGGATGAAGGTGTACGGAGATACGTATATTGGCGACAAGGACCGGACCACTTACATGGAATACACTCAGGATAAAGGTGTTGATATCAAGGGTATGTTCCATATCGAGCAGGGGTCTACCGGATGGCGTAACATGGAAGGCTTGCCGGATGAGATACAGGCGGCCGCAGATCTTGCCCAAGAGGCCAAGGATGCGATAGACAATGCGGCTGTCGGAAGTGTCAATCTGTTGCGCAATTCCGGATTTACGGGAGATTATGAGACAGAGGACCTGTCTGCCGCTACCGAGCTATCGGCGGATACCGAACTTTTTAGCA